TTATTCTTTATTGTCAACAAGGTTTTCAACGAGATAGCGGATGATGGTTTTATCTTTTTCTTTGAGCTGGAAAAAGTTATCTAAAAACTCTTTTTCTTTATCATACCTCAAGACGGTCTTTTCTATAATCCCAGTCAGTTCTTTCCCACTATATGCCAGAGCAAGCTCTTTTGTATCGCTATCTTCTAACTGTTCAATTAGCTTGGCCCTTGCTCTTTCAAATTCTTCAGGAGAATTAAAAGCGATAGGAGCGTCTTTTTTATCCTCACTATACCCCAACAGATACCCCACACTCACCCCAAAATAATCCGCCAGTTGTTGGGCTTTTTCTGTTTTTATATCACGTTGGCCTTGCTCCCAACGGAGTATGGTCAGCTTTGAAACACCTATTTCATCGGCTAGCTCTTGCTGTGTTAGCCCTTTTTCTTTGCGTAAGTCTTTAATTTTATTTTCCATGAGTTTACTACCTTTCCACTTGATTATATCACGATTTTAGAAAAGTATCAAAAAAAGTTACAAAAAAATAAAAAAGTTGTTGACAAGTAACAAAAATGGGTATATAATCAATCTTGTGTTATCCAAAAAGGATACATAAACCAAGCACTCAAACCTTACTACCTTTCACGCTTGGCTATTTATCAAAAGACAAAGGAGGACATCAATGCTAATCACTCACGAGATGGCAGAGCGTATTCGTATCAAGCGAGCCGTGAACCGTCAGACCATGAAAGACCTAGCCCAAGAGCTGGGAACGACCTATAAGACCCTATCGCTGATTGAGCAGGGCGATTATGACGTACGGCGTGACATCTATGACAGGGTGGAACGTTGGCTAGTGGAAGACTAGCACGGCAGGCGAGTCACAAAAAACGCAAACGACCAAAATATAAAAACAAGGAGACCCAAGCCTATGACAGAACCCCTTGACCTTGAACGGTTTTTAGACCATATTACTGAAAAATATCCCGACCTAGCCCTGGTGATCCGTGATTTTGTCACTGGTAAAATCCCCATCGCTACCATCACAACCCTACTAACCTTACCCATAGCCCAGCGGGGGGCTTGGATAAGAGACTATTACCAAAAACAACAAGGAGAAACACCATGAGCCGAACACCATTTACCCAAGACCTCCTAAGGGAAGTTTACGACCATAACGGTCTTGTCAGCTTTGACCTGATTGCCAGCCGTCTCAAAGGCTGGACGGATGATGACATCAAAAAACGCCTTTACCAGTGGCGGATGCGTGGGGTTATCACTTACCGTCTGGAAGAGGGCGAAATTGTGGATTTTGAGTTTTTGAAAAATAACCGCCAAGAGGTGGTAGAGCTAAGTGCAGGCAGACGGCTGAAACTGGAAAAGTTTTTTGAGCAAGTCGAAGCAACAACTGCTATCATCAAGAAGGCTACCACAAGCGATACCAACCGCCTAAAAGCGATCCAACTACAGCAAGTTGCCTTAAATGAGATACCAGATGACATCTACAAGGAGCTGGTAGAACTCAATGACTAGAGAAAAAGGAGAGAACTCATGACTAAAGAAAAAGACATCCCTACTATCACTAACCGCAAAGGGATAGAAATCCCTAAGTATTACAAGGATTTTAAAGAACTAGTCAAGAAAGATAGAGATTTAGCTGAACACCTATCGATGAACTATGAGGAGATGGGTTCAGAAGATTTAGGGGCCATGCTAGAACTGCTTGCACAAGGTTTTAGCTGGATCATTGATTTATTGGATAGTCGGGATTTAAGCTATAAAGCACGGCCTAAAAATATGAAAAAGTAGAGGCTTAAACAATATACAAAAAAGGCTTAACCAACCGACCAAAGTAGGAAGCCTTTAACACAAACAACTAGAACACGATGACAAGCAGGCAAGCCGTTATCAAGGGTTTTAGTAAGTCATCATACTGTTAGTATAGCATGAATCAGAAGAAAAAACAAGAGAAGCGAGGAAAAACAAGTTGACAAAAGAAGACATCGCAAGCAACTATGACGATTTACTGACAAATGTTGAAGAGTGCAATCAAGCTTTGGGAGCGGTCTGGTCATGGTTGAACAAGACCGTTGACACCAGCGACCAAGTGGCAGTTTTTAGCTTTTTCTGCAATCACGGCGAGAAGTTGGCTATCTTAAACCTAGTTATGAACAGACTGCAACAGTTGCAAGATGAGCACAGGAAATTAGTCGAGCGAGCTTATAAGGAGAGTTAAACATGACAGAAAAGACTAAAAATGAACTAGGGCCTGAAATCCTAGAAATCAACCACATCATCGGACATCAGGCAGATTTTATCGATGCTGTTTCATCTCTATTATCTCACAAGGAGACGAGAGAGGCAGGGCAGTTGATTTTTGGCAAGAGTGTCGATAACCTTTTTAATCTCTTGCAAGACATTGACCGACGTTTAACAGCAGTAGCTGAGCAGTTGCTGGAGGATTAAAGATGACCGATACCATTATCTTAACCTTACCGCAGTTTTGGGCGATTATGGCGGTTTTGTTGCCCCTAGTGATGGTCTTATGGCATAAGATGCTGACGTTGACCCCAGAGGATAAGGCGGAGCTTGCCCAGCTCTTACAGGAATTGGAAGATAGACAAGGAGTAAGACCATGAGCAATCAGCAAACGCTAGCCCAACAGGTGGCTAACGAGTTACGAAAGCTAGAAAAAATCAGAAACTTTGTCATCTCTTACGACCGAGGTTTACTTTACCCTGAGCGGTTCGCTATGTTGGTCAAAGATGTTATGACTGATAAGGAGGGCACGACATGCAACTAGAGCTAAGCCCTCAAGGGGAAAAGAAATTATTCAAAGGTATTCTTGAGTTGATCAGCCGTTTTCTGGACTTGCAGACCAAACCCAAACCACGGTTAACGGGCTTGATTAGCCGACAAGATGCCATGGCAGAGCTGGGTATCAAGCGAGCCCAGACTTTCAGAGAGTGGGAAAAGCTAGGGCTAAAAGCCTACCATCCACCGCTTGAGGACACGAGGACTATTTTTTATAAGGTTAGCGAGTTATTAGAATTTTTGGGGGTAGAAGATGAAAGAAGCTGAGGTTGTCGATGTTAGTTAATTTGAACATTCGCCTCAATAATAGCGCTCAAGAACTTTTTTGGACACCTTTTGGACAGTGGTTGGACATTGTCCGATAGAAAAACGTGAGCAAGTTATTGCCCAAATATACCAGATGAAAGGAGAGAGAATGCGTTATTTGATTTTAACCCTGCACCGTGACTATTTGGGTTTGTTTGGTTTTTTACAGGATAACCCAACGAGAGTATATCAGCAAGGCGACTACTACTGCTTTATCTATCGCGAGCCCTTGAGTTGCTATCTAATGCCATTTAAGCTGACTAAACTCTGGCTAGAGGTTGCAGAACAGGTCCCAGAGCGAGGGGAGCTGGTGAGAGATTTTGCCCCAGCCTATGCAGGCAATCAGCTACTGACGGAGCTACTAGACCTAGAACAGCACCAGCTAGCCGAGAAGCACCAAGGTGTGGGACTAGCCCTATCTGGCTGGTTGTTAGATGCCGTTTGCTTTGGTATCCATACCAGGCAGGAAGTTGCCTATTTGGTTCGGGTGATGTTTGTGACGGGGTATGATTATGAGCAGGTTATCGGAGTATTTACCAGTCTAACCAAACGACTAGACCTAGCTCGCTACTTTTTAACCGAGCTAAATCGTTGCTATAAGGGGGTGAGTGTTTGACCAGTGTTGCTAAACAGATTTTAGCCAAGGAGCTAGAGAAACCCCTTGAGCAGGTCCGAGACCGCCCAGAACTCCAAGAGGTGAGCACCAAGCTGGCAACCCTCAAGGGGTGGCAGTCAGTTGTCAGCAACTATGCCGATACGAAACGGCAAGAACTCCTGGAGAGCTTGCTGACTAAGGGGGAGGACAAGCGAAAAGCAGAAGAACAGGCTGAAAAGCCCCTGGCCCCTACCTTGGTTGCTAGGATAATGGCAGAGCTGCTGACCGTTTGCAGGATTGAAAGCGACGAGGGAGAAAAGCCAGTCTATTTCTATGACCCAGACCAGGGCGTTTACCGCAATGATAAGGAGTTTTTGAAGGACTTTATCAACGCCATCGAGTACCGCCACAATGAACGGCGAGCCAACGACTGCATCTATTTTCTGACCAGGAAGGCCCCTTACAGGCGTTTGGAAGAAGACCCTGCTCTAATTATCGTCGGAAACGGCATTTATAACCGTAAAACTAAGGCCTTGATGCCTTATACCCCTAATCGTGTTTTCACCAGCAAAATTGCCACTAACTACAATCCTAGGGCAAGAAGTCCGAATATCAACGGCTGGCGGTTTGATAGCTGGCTACTGGACTTGTTTGACGGGAACCAGGAGCTTTACCAGCTGGCCTTGCAGTTGTTGAATGCCGTAGTTAGAGGGGAAAGCCTAGGCAAGATGTTTTGGTTTGTGGGGGCTGGTGGAACAGGTAAGGGAACGCTCCAAGAGTTGTTTATCAACCTGGTTGGCCGTCAGAACATTGCTAGCATTAAAATCACCGACCTAGATATTAACAACCGCTTTACCCTGGCTCAGGCCATCGGTAAACAGGCTATTATTGGCGACGACGTGCAGGCTGGGGCAGTTATCAAGGACACCTCAAAACTCTTTAGCCTGGTGGGAGGCGACACCATCAGCGTAGAGAAGAAGGGCAAGGATGCTTACAGTACCTTTATTAAGACCGTGGTCATCCAGTCCACTAACGAGATGCCAAAGGTAAAGGGAGACTACCAGGCTATCCGCCGCCGTATGGTGATATTACCTTTTTCTAAGCGGTTTGAGGGTAAGCCCAACCGAGCCATCAAGACCGATTACATCAAGCGAGCCGAGGTGCTAGAGTATGTGTTGAATCAGGTCATTGACTTAGACTATAAGGAATTTATCAGTCCGAAAGTGTCCCAGGACATGCTGGACGACTACCAGAAAGAACTGGATCCGGTGCTAGTCTTTGCCCAGGAGCTATTTGATAACCCGCAGTCCAGCTTTTTTCCAAATGATTTTATTTGGTGGTGCTTTGTGCAGTTTGCCAACTACCACAACCATCAGCATCAGTTTACTAGCCAAGGCCTTAACACGGTTTTCCCCCGTTATTTGCCCCAGGACTGGGAGAAGGCTCCTTATCCTGTCAGTCTTCCAGCTGGGGCAGATTTACCCAAGGGATTTTATCCCCATGACGACATGCCCAACTATTTACCAAAAACCTACAACCCAGCTAGAACCAAGAACCAACGTGGCTACCGTCGAAAACGTTAGACACTACACCTAGAGCGATTGACTACACTTTTTACTACACCTAAAAAATCAAGTGTAGTAGGTGAAAAACCAACTATGGCAAGGGGGCAACCTTATTTACTACACTTACTACACTTATAAAGGGGTAGTGTAGTATAAAGAAAGTGTCTTTACTCTTTTATAAATTTTCAGCGAGTGTAGGACAAGTGTAGTAAGTGTAGTGGATTATCAAGAAACCCTTATTTATCAAGGTTTTAGCCTACTACGCTTACTCATTCTAGGCGTAGTGTGGGCGTAGTAATTAAAGAAAAAGTGTAGGAAGAGTGACCTACACCTAGAAAGAGAGGAGAAAAACAATGACAGAAAAAAACACTAATCCCTATGAATTTTGGGAAAAATTGGAAGAAGGAGCTGAGCGAGAACGGGCAGAGCGAACAAAAGCATTTGACGATGATATGAATGAATTTAGTCAAAAGGCTCACCAAAAACGCCAAAAACTAGCAGATTTGATGAATAAAGCTATGGAGAGCGACAAACAAGACCGAGAAGAGAAGCGCGATACAGCTCTAGCTAGAGCCAGAGCCGAGGCCGTTCAAAAAGTGGAACAAGAGTTTGAAGTTACCCATAACGTAAAGAGCGAAAAAACCAAGACACTCGATAATGCTTACTCAGCCTTACTAGATGATTTGATGAAATAGAAAATGAGGAGAAAAGCAATGAAAACACTAAAAAACATTAAAACATATTTAGATAAACTTTCCCAACAAAATCATAAAGACATCGAAGAAACAGAGAAGACTATCTCAGAATTAGATAAAATCATCGTTATCAACAACGAGAAACTAGATAAAGCAGCAAAGGCAACGGATTATGATAGTTACAACAAAGCTAAGCAGGAATTATGGACGGCTGAAAATAAGAAAGAACTGGCTCAAAAACGGCTCAACGACCTAAAAACTTCGCCACTTGTTAACCGTGAAGAATACGATAGTTTAATTAATGACACACTAACGGCTTATAAAAATAAAGAACAAGAGTTAACTGAACAAGCCTGGGAAATTGTTTCACCCCTAAAAAATATTAAAGAGAAGGCACAAGAAAATCAAGAAAACCTAAGAGAGTTATTAGATACGCTTGAGAATGATATTGGGAAAAAATCAGAAGAATACAAACGCAATGCAAACGGGGAGAAAATATCAGATCGTATGCTTGGGCTAGTATATTCTCATGTAAAACCCTCGGCAGTAGTTTCGCTTTACGGCGACATCACCAAGCTTCCTATTTTCAGAACGGTTGAAAAATAGCCCTATTTTCTCTTAAATACGACTTATTGAGGGAACGTTACATTCATTTTTGAAGAAGTGAATTAAACCCTTGATAATGCTGGATTTTCAGTAGTGTCACGAAAGTAACAGAATTTAAGATAAGTTACTTTCAAGATATGGTAGTGTGCCTAGATTTAACCACTAAAATAAGGCCAATGTGCCTTATTGAGAAAAGGCTTATTCATTTTTAGAAAAATGCTCTTTTCCCTTGATATGACTGGATGGATGGCATGTTACTTGAACGGGACACAATGTAAGATAAGACACATTCAGAGAAAGGGAAAACCTAGTAAACAAGTAGATTAGAGTGACATCTTTCTACTTGTTTTTTTGAAATGTAATAAAAACAAAATGTTAGCTAGATAAATAATGATGGCAGTTAGAGCTATTTAGGAAAGATGGGGGGCTTCCCCCCTCCCCCTCTCCTGCTCAGAGCTTCACGCCGTCACTGTACATTTTTTCTACTGAGCGAGAAAGAAAAAAAGTATAAAACTAAATAAAAGAAAAGAGGTTACAAAATGGCGGAGTTGAGACGATGCAGCAAGTGCAAGAATACCAAAGAACTAACCCCAGCTAATTACTCAAAGAAAAGAACGGGGCGGAAAGGTTTCGAAGCTGCTTGCAAGGAATGTAAGAAAAAGCGAGATAATGAGCATTACACCAAGAATCGTGATCAGATTTTAGCGCAGAAAAGGCGATACTACCAGCAACGAAAGAAAAAACTAAAAAATCAGGATTTAAGGCAACAGGATAGTGAAGAAGACATTAAAGAGAGATTGAAACACCTGCGGGCTATTCCCTGGTTGATTGAGGAGCTTGAGCAGGAAAGAGAGCGAACCAAGGCTACACTAGTACTTTTACCCAGCCTTTGGGAGAAGAAGAAAACAATGTATCAAGGCGACATCGATAAACTCAGGACAGAGCAGCAGGCTACCCTTGACCTTATCGACCGATTGAACTATCAGATTGACCGTGACATGATGCTGGCCAGGTATCGGGATGGCTTGAAGTGGGAAGAGGTTGCCCAAAACTTGCAGTATTCGGTCAGTAACCTCAAAAGACGGCACAAGCAGGTACTGGAGCAATTGGAGGAACTAGATGACCAAGAAACTGCTAACAACCGCCAAACACGCTGAAAGGGTGCTGAAGAACTACCGCAACTTCCTGAAGGTTGCCCACCTATCCGATAAGCCTTTTTCAGTACACGGTCAAATGTTAGCCGAGGAGATAGACCGAGTTATAGAGGAGTTGCCAGGTCTTGAAAAAGCTATCCTAGTCAACCAGTACCAGACAAGACCCAAAGAAAGGCAGAACCGCCAGCAGTTTTGCCTTGATTATGATATTAGCGCCGAGGATTACAATCAGCTAAGAAATCAGGCCCTAGTCAACTTTGCCCGTGAGTATCTTGGCGGTGTTTTGCTCACTATGGGCTGAAAGTCATTCAGAGCGACGAGATAAGGCAAAATCAAATGACTGCCTTGCTGATTTATGCTATACTAGTTTTATCTGTGACAGGGTTTATATTCACCAGTAAAAAAGGAGGCCTGGAAAGATGTTTGATGACGTGATGAAAAAAATCGCCGATTTTTTAGAGAATACTCCTAAAGACATCTATGAGTTTTCTATCTGGTTAGAAGACACATTGGTTGATGATTATGATGCAATGGCTGCAGAACAGCCTAGGGCGACTTATTTGCTCGGCCAGGAAGTCCCTGACATCTGTGCTAGTGCGGAGCCTGGGATGAAAGCAGAAGAAGTCGCTGAATTCAAGAGACAATTAAAAGTGGAATATGACAAGGCCTTGTTGTTTGTCGTATAGGATGTTATTGATGTTCTTGAAAGGAAAGCACAAAAATAGAGGACACACACCCCCCACGGCAAAGCCATTAATGTGGAAGGTAGTAGTCCTCTTTGTTTAATTATAACATATCTTGTGCGATAAGCAAAAAAATAGCTTTGGTACCCTCCAACAAGCCAAAGGCCAAATGGTCGAACGACACCAAAACTATTGTTAACTTGATTATATATGTTTTTCTATAAAAAATCAAATCAGTTAGGAGAAGGCTCAGCCTAAAAGAAAAGCACGTTTGACCGTGCTAGTTCCTTGCCTGCTGAACTCGTGGAAAGATGACCTTTTTAGGTCGTTTTTTGCTGACTTTTTACGGACTATTAGCCCTCTGATAGTGTTTAATAAAGCAATGGTGCTTTAGCTGAAACCCTTGAAAATACTGGTTTTTTGGTAGGGTAACGGAGGATAAGGTAAGCCCATTTTGGCTATACCAAAATGTTGTAATACTTTTTTGGAAGTATGGGGCAGAAATGCCTTTATATCAAGCACTTTGGGGCTCTATCCCAAGGTGCTTTTTTGATTTTACTACCCTTTTTACTACCCCTGGGAGAAATTGGGTTAAGTAAGAGGGTCGTCGCAAAATGCGACACCCTTGTTTTTATAGATTGCTGATAGCTGCCTCAAAGATTGAGACGGCTTTTTTAGCCCCCTCTTGGGTGGCGTGGACATAGGTGTTTAGGGTCATGGCTATATTAGAATGCCCCAGCCTATACTGGAGGTCTTTAGGCTCAATCCCAGCGTAGAGCATGATAGTGGCGTGCGTATGGCGAAAACCATGGAAACTAATATCAGGAACGCCAGCAGCCTTAAAATGGCCTTGCAGCCTCTTTCTCAACATGCAGGCATGGGCGTACTTGGTGGTAAGAGGTGTAAAGATAACTGTTTCAGACCGTCCCAGTTGCCAGCTTTGGACTTGCTGGCGGTTCTTGTACTGCTGGAGCAGTAGCACCGTAGCTCTGTCTATCTCAATATCACGCACCCCAGCTTTAGACTTTGGTGTGTTGGTTTCCTGATACCTGTTTAGGGTCTTGGATATGCTGATAGTCCCCTGCTCTAGGTCAATATCAGACCATTCTAGGGCTAGGGCTTCGCCGATACGGCAACCGCTGGCCAGTAAGACCTTGTAAAGCACGTAGTCAAAAAACGTTCCATAATCGGACAAGTCTAGGCTATCGAGGTAAGCCAAGAACTGTTTAAGCTCCTGATTGCTGAAAAATTTGACTTTCTGCTCTTTATTTTGTTGCTTACGTGGCACAATGACATCACGGGCAGGGTTATGCGGGATCAGTTGCATAGTGACCCCGTACTGGAGAATGCGGCGGTTGATATTGTTGAGAAAGCTATAATTAGCGTATGCTCCCTTTACTCCTCTATTGGCCCTATCAGCCCATTTGTTGACCTGTTGCTGGATAACTGGAGTAGTCAGCTTATCTAGCTTGTAATCGCCAAATACAGGCAAAATATGAAGCCTTACAATGCCTTCCATGGATTGCTGGGAGTTTGGTTTGATGGTATGGTGGTAGCTTTCCCACCAGAGAGCCACAAGCTCCCTATACGTTGTAATGGTTGGTTTAGCCTTTGAGCAATTCCCATTAGCCACAAAAGCGTTGACCGCCTCCCTAGCTTTGATTTTAACGCCTTTTTTGGTGCTGGCCGTGACCGTGGTGCGTGCTTTCTTACCTGTTAGCTTATCAATGCCCAGGTAAACACTAGCCCGGTAAACTGTTACCCCATTTTTCTTTTTATGTTCTGTAATGTTCATTGTCTAACCTCTTTCCTAACTATCAGCAGGCAAGCCGTTATCAAGGGTTTTAGGTTGGGTTAGCTCATGAAATCTGTTATAATGGTATCGAGGACGTGGCTAGTCCTCAAAAAATAAAAATTAGAAAATATGGTATAATAGTTTTTATTTTGAGGCCTGACCGTCAGCCAACGGTGAGGTCTTTTCTTTTTGCCTAGAATGCTCTCAGAATTGACGAGACCGCCCCTATTTTCGTTTATTTTAGGTAAGATGATAATTTATATTGCTGAACGTTAAAATCGCTTAGAGGGCGTTTTAGGGTTTATTCTTGCAAAGAGTTTTCAACTCGCTCTAAATCACTCAAGAAATCAAGCAAAGCAAATGAGATATGGTTCATTTCAGAGGCATATGAACCTGGTTTAACTCGTCCATACTGGGATAGTCGGCTAAAAATATTTTCTACAAATTCAATAGCCACTAGTGTATCAGTTTTTATTTTCTTAACTTCTTCAATGTCTTTCAAGAAATTTAGGTTTTTTTGTAAATATGGTGAACTCCTTGAGTCAAATACTTTTTGCTCCTCATTTGTTCCATTCATAATGAGGTCAATGTCATCTTGATAACCTAAAAGGTAACCAACTGGAACATCAAAAAAAGTGGCAATATATTTCCAAATGCTCTCGTCTCTAGGAGAGCGCTTGCCATTTTCGTAGTAAGATAATTGACTGTCGCTTATTGTGACTCCATAAAGGTCATTAAGTTTTTGACTTAATTTTTTTAGCGATATTCCATTTTGTTTTCGAAGTTGTTTTAGTCTGTTTTCCATGCTCTAACTACCTTTCAAAAATGATTATAGCACAAAATGATAATGATAAACAAAAAAAATTATCAAAATGACAACAAAAACCCTTGACACAATCAAGTCGATAATGTAAACTACAATCACTATCAAATTGATAGCAAAAAAAATAAAAAAGGAGGAACTTTATGCTAATTACAAAAGACATAGCGGAAAAAGTTAGGGCAAAACGTGGCAAGCTGGATTTGACAAAAAGCAAGACTGCGGAAACTCTTAAACTTTCTAGAACGACGCTCAGTAAGATTGAGCGAGGAGACTATGACGCCCCTAAGCGTATCTATCAGGCAGTTATGAGCTGGCTAGTAGAAGATTTATAAGATTTCTTGCTACCTTTCACTTAAAGAAATCTAGACAACAAAAAAGCCTTAGCAGTCGGCAAACTCACAAGGCTTTTTCACACAAACAACTAAAACACAATAACAAGCAGGCAAGCCGTTATCAAGGGTTTTAGTAAGTTTTCTAGCTAGATTATACCATAATTGGCTAGGATTGACCAGATGGAGAGCGGGAACTCTTAAAACTATCTCAAGAAAAAGAGTATTAGGCCACGGTTTCGCCACTAGCTCAACGCTAGACCGTCCTAAGAAAATTACCCACAGCTAGATTATTATTTTGGCACAGACTGACATGACCACAGGCGGCAACCTGGTCAGTTTGGGGCGGGAAACCGCTGGGAATAATCTAGGCTGATAAAAATGACAGTACAAGAAATCAGTATAGAGAAACCAAGTCTTTTACAACGGAGAAAAGCCTACTAGGGCAATTACACAGAAAAATAATTACAAAACAGAGGTAAACAATGAAAAAATCACCATTTAGCTTAGATCATTATACTGAAGAGCGAAAAGAAATGTTTAAACAACGTCAGCAATCTAAAGACATAGCAGATAAGTTTTTCAAGGAGTTATTTAATCAAGGCATTTCATGGGTAATCGTGGCCAACGTGATGGCTGAGTTTATGGCAGTTCACAAAAAAAGCGCGACATCTTTTGAAGAGGCTTGGAATGCGCTAGATTATCAGATTGTTATGGATATTGTTTTCAGAGCAATCAACGGGCTACCTTGCAAGAGTAAAGACAAGGGAGAGAAAGAGGCATTTCTCAATCAGAGCTATCCAAGATTAAGAGTGATTAACTAAGTTTAATAATAGATGACTGAAAAAGAAGTAAACCATGACACAAGAAAGTTTAGCCCATGACTCAAGTTTGGCGACAGGGGAGCATGGGGCGGTACAAGCATAAAAAGCCCACCGGGCAACTACAAAAATGAATGATGAGGTAGGAAATGAGCGTTATTTTGGCAGAGAATATCTTTACAGTCAGCCAGTCAGATTATACAGTTGAACAACGGGAAAGATTGAAAAAGCTAGAAGCGAGTGAGAGACGAGCAAGGCTGCAACTTTCTCAAATTTATGGCAATAGGATAGCGGCTATTATTGTTTTTAACGTTATGGCCAGCTATAAAAATGCTTATCGGAAATTTGCAGATACTTATGAGCAGGCTTGTGAAGGTTTGGGAGATGTGGCGGTCAACGATATTATTTTTAGAGCAGTAAACCACTTGCCAGCTAAGGGAGTGGAGCAACGACAAAAAAGAGAGGGGCGGTCTGATGAACGAATTAGCCAATCAGTTAGAGTTTGATTATAGTTTAGTCAGTCAAGAGACCTCTAGCAAGTTGAGAGCTTTGAGCAATCAGCTAGACGGTATCTATCAGAATTATTCCGTAGCGGTTGGAGAGGTGCTTTATCAAGCCCAACAGGAGCTAGCCAGCTATGACGGTGGTACTTTTCAGAAATGGGTTGAGAGTAACAGAATTTCTAAAACCAAGGCTTATAACTATATCAACACTTATAGACTTGTTCAAAATTTGGACAACCCTCAAGAAAAAGAGATTTTTCTTAGTCAGCCTAAATCTTTGCAGTATGAAATGTCTAAGCCCTCCGCATTGCCAGAAGTCAATCAGGCCGTGTTTGATGGCGATATTACCACCCACAAGGCTTATAAAGAGCTTGAACGCAAGCTGAAGCTACAAGAACAAATTACCAGCGACCTGACGGACGAAAATAGCCGTCTAAAATCGGCTACGGTGGAAGTTAAGGAGGTAGTAAAGGAAATCCACCCCCCTGACTATTCCGAAGCTCTACGGCTTTCTAAGAGCTATCAGGAAAGAGCAGAGGCTGCTGAGGGTAGAAATGCTTTTCTTGAGAGCCAACTTAGCCAGCTATCAGAGCAAAGGGAAAAAGCTCAACTGTTAGATGACATGGATCAGGTCATAAAGCAAGGCAACCTGACCGAACAGCAACAAAGCCTAGCTAGCGTAAAAGATACGATTGAGTTTTTACGAAAGGCTAACCGCTTTTTAGCTAGTTTTGGGGGTATTGAATACCTAGATATTCAAAAAATCCTGTTATCTAACGCCCAGCTAAAGGGAGAAATGCAAGTCCTATCCCATAAACTGGAGGAGTTGCTTAGAGTGGTTAAGAATATGCTGGGGCAGTCTGAACCTGATATTATTGACGGAGTATTTTTAGACAAGGAAAGCGAGGGCTAGGCTATGGCGTTATTATCACAAGAGGCGGAGCGTGAGCTTTTGGGCATTGTTGACCGCCGTTTTAGCGAGTTGGTGGCTTTCCAGCAGGCTAACGCTGATCCATTGGATTTAATTCCCCGTGAGGTTTTGCTGGAGAAGTTGGATATATCCAGCCAGACCTTGAGGAATTGGGAAAAGCTGGGAGGCTTGCAGCGGTATCAGCCACCGCTGGAGGATAGCAAGAAAATTTATTACCGCAAGACAGACGTGTACAAGTTTTTGGCGGTAGGTTAGGAGGGGAGTAGTGGCAAAAACAAAGGTTTATTTTTGGCTAAAAATTGATAAAAAATTTTTTGATAACATCTTTATCAAACGACTAAAGACGGTCCCAGGTGGCTATACAATGATGGTCATCTACATCCGTTTAATGCTTGAGAGCCTGGATAGTGACTGCATTCTTTATTATGAGGGGTATTTTGATAGTCTAAAAGAAGAGCTAGCCCTAAAGTTAGATGTTTCAGAAGATGAAATTGATATGACGATGGCATACTTTACAAAATGTGGCTTAATCCAGATTGATGAGGATAAAAATGCGGAGTTGCCACAGGCTAAGGCTATGGTGATGAGTGAAACTAACTGGGCAAGTTATAAGCGAGAACAACGAAAAAAAGACAATGTTCAACCTAGTTTGACAATGTCCAAACCGTGTCCAACAGAGATAGAGTTAGAGATAGAGTTAGATAAAGAGAAAGAGGTAGAAGTAGATAAAGAACAATCTACCATCCCCACCCCTATCCATTCTCAAGATTTTGTCACTCTTTACAAATCATTCGAGCAGGAGACAGGCAGACCGCTATCACCTATCCAGCAACAGGAACTAAATTACATGCTAGAGGATTTTAGACCCGACCTTATCCAAGAGGCTTTGCGTGAAGCGGTAAGTCAGGGTAAAGCTAATTTTGCCTATATCAAGGCTATTCTCAATCGTTGGAAGTCAGACAACCTGCTGACGGTGGAACTGGTCAGAAACTCAAAGCAATCACGCACCAAGTCAGCGGACACTAAAAAGCCGATGACACAGGAAGAATGGCAACCCACGCCAGAGTATCCATTTTAGGAGGTTATACAGATGACATTAAAAGCGAGTTTTGATATACCGCAGGCAGTAGAGATAGATGAGGTTTGCCCGATACACAGTATAAACTTACAACAAATCCCAAAACCACAGACAGTTGTGACTGACAGAGACAAAAGCGACAAGGTAACTCAAGAAAAACGCCTAGTCCCCCCTTTTTGCCCACTTTGTCGCATGGAGCAAACGGAACAAGAAAATCAAGCAAGAATATCAAGTTCACTCAATCAGCAACTATACTCCGAAACCTATTACGTTTTGGAGCGTGATAGCAATATCCCCTCAGAGTTGCAAGGAGCTAGCTTTGATACTTTCGAGGTGAGCAACCAAAATGAAAACCAGCTACTGGAATTTGTCGTAGAACAGTCTGAAAAGTATCTAGGAGGCATGAAAGGTAATACTCTGATAACAGGCGACCCAGGCATCGGAAAGAGCCATTTAAGCCTTGCTATGGCTAAAGCTATCAACGAGGGCTACAAGACTAAGGGAGAGCCTAAAAGTGTCCTATTCATTAGTCTGACCGAGATTATCAAGGAAATTCAAGAGGGCTGGAACTATGGCAGAAACGCTAAACTGACCGCCCACGATGCTAAAAGGTTACTGACAGGGGTTGACTATCTGATTTTAGATGATATTGGTGAAATGAGCGGAGAAATCGGAAAAACGGAAAGGGATTTAATTTTCGATGTGTTGAACCATCGAGAAACAACGATTTTTACAACAAATCTGGATAGTCAGCAACTCAAACGCTATTACGGTGACAAGATTTATAGCCGCATTTTGAAAGGTCTTGAGGGAAATAGTTATAAGGCTTTTGGTATTACGGGTAAACGGTATAGTATCAATGCGTTAAAATCTAAACGAGAGGCGACCGAATGACAGGGACAGATTTTTTGGGGCAAGAGCTGGAGAACATGGATCGGCAAAGAGCTATTTATATGGCTGATGACACGCCAGTTACTGATGAGGATATTCCAAAACTGCTAGAGATTGGCGCAAAGTTGCGAGAGGCAGACCCCAGCTTAAACGTTTATGAACTCTATAAGCACCCAGAAGCCAGAGCCAAGCTCTTTGCACAAATTACCGAGGCTTGCTATATGGCTTTAGGTAAAACACCGACACAAGCCCAGCGGTTGAAGTTTGGTGAGTACCTGGAAGGGCAATTTAAGACCACTATGCAGAAACTCATCAACCAAACCGATACCCAAGCCCTGGGTGAGCTCATCGAAGTTCTGGAACTTGACGGGGCCCAGCGGGAACAGTTTGCAAAAGATATGGCGGTAAGTGGGCTATTAGCTAGAAATGAGGTGGACGAATGACCGAGCGGACTTTTAGCTATATCTTTGCCTATAGATCTGATATGCTGGCTTTTAAGAACGGTCTGATTAGCTATTTTGTGGGCAGTCACGAGGGGCTGGTCTATGCCATTGACTACGGGAAGGGGCAAGTATCGGTGACCTATGAGCATGACCAAGACCTATCAAGCGACCTGGAGCGAATAGCTAGGGCTTTTGATAGCAGGCAGAAATAGACAAATATAGACAGATTGGAGGGGGGGCAATGAAAGAAGACACGTTGCAACATTTGGCACGGTCTGGCTTGATTATCTTTGCTAAAGATGGTAAAATAGACACAGTAAAAGCTCCAGAGTTTGGCGAGGTTGTGATTAAATATAAGAACGCCCAGCCCTATGATGTAGCAGTTACAGAACACAAAAAATTATAGAGCCAAAAGAGGAAGCACCTAACGGCAATGAGTGGAGAAATCTGCTTATTTTCGTTAGGTGCTTTTTGTTTTGCTAGGAGGAAAAAATGGAACTTTCTTACACTTATTCGCCAGTCTACAAAGCAATCATCAAAGACTACTTAGACGGTCTTGAACGTTTGATTAAGTTCAAAAAATGGGATACTGAACGTAGTCGGGTCATTAAGGAAATGACAGAGTTACAGGAGCAACTTGCTCAAAAGTTCGAGGATTTTAGAGAAACTAAAATCAGCGAGTACACTCAACAAATGAGTTTTATTGAGAGCCGTCATAAGAACACAAGAAACATTTATGCAGATCCACAAGCTGAAATGTTACGCCGTCAAGATTTTGACTTGGAATTTGAGACATGGGATGCCAACGATACTTACACCTATTTGAATGACGAGGAAAAAGATTTTTCAAGTTATGAACTTGCAAAAATTCGTAATCGCTACAAGAGTGACGCTAGAATACAAAACTTGCTATTCCAGCGCATGGAGGACGCCGAATTATCATTCACACTTGATCCGGAATACAAAAAATTAAATGAGATGGTAAGTATTTTGACAATGACCCGGGGCGTTGGTCTGAATATTGTTTATTTACCGTCAGAGAATGAAGATGGATTTGAAGCTCTAAACTTGTCTTTGAATAATATCGACAAGGAAATCTGGGAGATTGAAAAAGAGATTGCTAATGTGAGTGACTTGCTGAAAAATGTTCCAAGTGAGACTAAGGCAGAATGGGAGCAGTTAAAAGGGCTTGTTAAGGAAAGTAACGCCCCTAAGCAACTGACTTATGAAGAGTTTGATGAGCGTATTTTCCGAGGGACTGAAATTTTTGATCCAACTGTTAGATTTAAGTATTTGGAAGAACGTTTTGATGATACAACCACAGACCGCTGGAACATCGGCCGTAAGGATTATGATGTTCTGGCACACAGTCGATTTTTAGAAAACAAGCACGAACTGAAGTTACGTAATGACCCGGATTATGCTCAGAGGTATTACTCAGCGGAAAAAGTAGCGATAGCAACAGGGGGAGACGATGAAAAGACGAGCGATTAGAAAAGCTTTAGATACCCTAATAAAAGCCAATAGTGATATGTTGCGTGAAAACCATGAAGAAGCTTTAGCAGACTGGCTAGCATGGCTTAGAATTGAGTTTACAAATCCTAGTTATGCCAAAGGTTTTGGGTACGAGTTTGTGAACTTTAAGGAATTTTCAAACAATCCTAAAATGATGAAAGCAGTTCGAGAGCTGGTGCGTACTTATGAACAAGAAACAGAACTTGACACCTAAGCAAGAAAAATTCATGTTAGCCTTGGCTACAAGCCCTAGCATTGTCAGAGCTTGTGAGGTGGCAGGGATCGCCCGTAGTACAGGGCAGAAGTATCTAAAATCAGTTACTTTCCGCCAGGCGTGGCGTGAGTATAAAAGCGAGCTGATGGCCCAAACTACGGCACAGTTGCAGAATGCCAGCCTTGAGGCCGTGCAGGTCTTGAGGGGGATTATGCTAGATGACACCGCCAGCCCCTACGCTAGGCAACAGGCGGCTCAAACTGTGCTTTCTATGGCCTACAAAGCTCACGAAGTGGAAAGCGTACAAGAGGTGTTGGAAGAGTATGAAATCAAATTTTCGGAAATGCTAGACCGATAAGAAGTTATGAGATAAAGATTTATTATTTAGAAAGTGGTGATTTTCAGAACGAACAAATACTCTGGATAAACCATAGCAAAAAGCCCCACGGTTTGGCCGCAGGGTAGAAAGTTTCAACAATCTTATTCTACCACAGGAGGGGCAACAATAACCACGGAAGAACTAAAACAGAGGTTAGAGGGTATTAAGTGGATTGATAAGGAAATCAGCTCACTCTATCTGGAACTTCAGTATTTGGAAACAGGTCTCTTTAAGCAGACAAGACTAACGCAGACTAGGGTGCAGACTAGCAGGGTAAACATTACGGAAAATCAGTTAGTTGCCCAGTTAACGCTTAAGGAAGACATAACGAACAGAATTAACAGGTTGACTAAAGAACGTATGGAGCTGGTCAGCCTAATTGACAGTCTAAAAACCCCCAAGCATCGATTAGCATTAAACCTTTACTATGTTCAGCAAAAATTAGACATAGAGGCAGGGGAGGCAATGGGCGTAAGTAGACAAACATTTTTTAGATACTTGAGAAAAGTACTTTCTGAACTTGCTGAGGTGTTGGGTCATGCAGAATCTGACCATGAAAAAGGGCTAAGATTAGGCTAA